TGCCCTATCTGTAAGCAAGGTATTGCTCATGATCACAAAGCAAATATTGTTTCTGAAAAAATCATCAAGCAAGACGATATTGAAAAGGGTCTTGAGAAGATGGAAACAGAGATTGAACTTGTAGAGGCCCGTAAGATTGAGATTGGTGAGGTCCACAATCGTATCAATCAACATGGTTTTGATATGAGTGCTAAGAACGCTACATATGCTTCTAACCAGCGTAATGTTCTATCGCTACAAGCTGAGTTGGCAGATACTCAAAAGCAAGCAGAGTCTATTGATAACAGCACGATTGAAGCACTACATACTGAACTTGAAGGCTTCAATAATGACCATCGTGATTTGACCGTTGACCGTGAAACGATGGGTGTCGTTGCTAACCTACTCAAAGATGGTGGCATCAAGACACAAATCATTCGTCAATATGTGCCTATCATCAACAAGCTAATCAACAAGTATCTTGCTGAGATGGACTTCTTCGTTCAGTTTGAACTTGACGAGCAGTTCAATGAGACCATTCGCTCACGCTTTCGTGACGAGTTCTCATATGAATCCTTCTCAGAGGGTGAAAAAATGAGAATTGATCTGAGCCTTCTATTCACCTGGAGAGCCATTTCAAAGATGCGAAATTCAGTTTCAACCAATCTTTTGATTATGGATGAGGTGTTTGATGGCTCTCTTGATGCTAATGGTACAGAAGAGTTCATGAAGATTTTGACTGATATCACTGGTGACTCGAATGTGTTCGTTATCAGTCACAAGACTGACCAATTGATTGACAAGTTCGAGAACACTCTTCGTTTTGAGAAAGTAAAGAACTTCTCTAGGATTGCAGCATAATGGGTAAGAGAAGTTCGTTTGAGAGGATAGAGAGAGATTTCTATCCTACTCCACTTGATGCCGTGGTACCACTAATGTCTCATCTTCCGAAGAGTTTTACCTTCGCAGAACCCTGTGCTGGCGATGCAAGACTGGCACTTCATTTGGACTATCTATCAGAGTCTGAGGCTCTTCCAACAATGCTATCTGACATTGAACCACAAGATAGTGGTGTTGAACAGATGGATGCCTTTGACTTTATTGTTCCTCCCAACACAGATTTTATCATAACAAACCCACCTTGGAATCGAACGATACTTCACCCGTTGATAGAGCATCTATCTAATATGGCACCGACGTGGTTGCTATTTGATGCTGACTGGATGCACACAAAGCAGTCTGCGCCCTTTATGGACAGACTACATAAGATTGTGAGCGTAGGTAGAGTCAAGTGGATTGAAGACAGTAAGTCAACAGGTAAAGACAACTGCTGCTGGTATCTGTTTGATGCGAAGCATGATGGAGAGACGAAGTTTTATGGAAGAAAGGCTTGACATCCCTCTGAATATGAGATATAATGTATATTCACTTTAGAGATAAGGTGGTTTTAAGAGATTTGATTAAGCAATTTTCTGTGCAACTTCAATTTGATTGAAATTTTTATACCAACTGCTTAATCAAATAATGCTAATACAGTAAGGAATTTTCAAAGTAACTCCAATTTGATTGGAATTTTGTGTCTAACTCCTTACTGTATTAGCATTATTCTATTAACTCCTTGAAAGGAATTTATAATGACACCAAGATATATTGCAGATTATGGTAAAAAGAAATTTCACGTCTATGATAGGCTGAAAGATGAAATTATTGATAATATTTCATTCGACGAATTTACAACTCTTACATGGATGAAAGAACCGGGAAGCCTAGCAATTGAAGCCGCACATGGTGCAAGATATTCTAAGTGGTCAAAGGCTCAACCGTGGAAAGATAAGACTCAAATTGCAGGATGGTTTTCATTATGTGAAGAACGTGGTGTTGAACTGCGATTCTTACCAGAAAGATCATTGTTTAAATTGAGACAGCTATATTCTCCAGACTTAGAAAAGACTGATGAAGTTGACCTTCGCATCTGGGCAAAGGCAATAACTAAGAACCGGCATATTTGGGATGTAGCATTACGTCCAAAAAATGTTGAGTTTAATGACCCAAACGAAGATATAGATACAGAAAATCTAACACCACTCACAGCAGGAAACCTATATAAGCAAGGCTTAAAAAATTCTTCTCGTATAGTTTCAGCAGATGTTGTTAAATATAAACATACAGTACCCGGCAAAATAGCCTATGAGTATGATTGTATTGATGCTGTTGCCAATCGATTGAGTAATCACAATTCTAATTCAAAATCTAATCGTGTTAAGATTGTTAATGGAGTAGCATATGGTAATTTTAATGGACAGGATGTTGAAATTTCATTGTTAGATATTCTTGGTATTGAAAAGAATAAAAAGAACCAATGGAAACCTCCATCTAAACACACACAATATGTTACTTGTATGATGTTATTGGTTAATCCAGATGGAGAAAGATATCTAAATCAATTAACAAAAAATCCGATTGGCTTTAAAATGATCAAACAGTTTGGAATGGTATCTTCTGGTTTTCATAGTAAGCCAGGGTTTATTCGCCCAAAGTTTTATTATCATGGCACAAAAAATTTAGTTAAAAATCATTTTAAACAAGTTTATGGCATTGAGAAGATGGATATGTCAAATTTTGAACATCAAGAATTTAAAACTTTTATCATGACTACTGCCCGAATTGCTTGGGAACAAACCGTAAAAGCAATGCGTGATTACTTAGATACTACCAAAGCAAATTTAGAAAGGTTTTTCGGTTAAACAATTTTTGAAGCAACTTCAATTTGATTGAAATTTTACCGCCAACTGCTTAATCGAACAATGATAATATCAACAAGGAATTTTATGAGTAACTCCAATTTGATTGGAATTTTAAATCTAACTCCTTGTTGATATTTTAAAAAAAGAAAATGATGAGAAAGTGCTTGACATCCCTCTGAATATGAGATATAATGTCTATTCACTTTGGAGATAAGCATGAACTTCTATACAAACGTCAGACAATTCGGTAACAAAATGCTCGTTCGTGCAATTCGCAACGGCGAACGTATTCAATATGAAGACGAATATAAGCCATACTTGTTCGTAAGTAGTGCAGACGGAGATTACAAATCTCCTTTTGGTGACCGTGCTGGTAAGGTACAGTTCGATTCAATTCGTGAAGCAAAGCAATTCACAGAACAATATTCAGACATTAGTAACTTCAATTTCTATGGTATGACACAATTCGTCTATCCTTACATCAATGACAAATGGACTGGTGAAGTTCAATATGACCGAGACCTTATCAACGTTGTATCTCTAGATATTGAAACTATGTCAGATGATGGTTTCCCAAATGTTGAACTGGCGAACAAAGCGATTACCGTTATCACCATCTCAGATGGTAAAAAGTTTGTTGTTATTGGTATCAGAGACTTCAAGACGGATAGAGACGATGTAACCTACCTGCAATGTAGAGATGAGAAAGAACTTCTACTTACCTTTCTAAAAGAATATCGTAAGATGGACCCAGACATTTTGACTGGCTGGAATATCGAATTTTTTGATATTCCTTACCTTGTCAATCGTGTCAGAAACATCTGTGGTAAAGAATATGTCAAAATGTTCTCTCCTTGGAAGTTCGTTCGTGATAAGAAGCAGAAGAACAATAATGAAGAAATCACTACCTATGACATATTCGGCGTTCAAATTCTAGACTATCTTGCAGTCTATCGTAAGTGGACATACACGCAGCAAGAGTCATACAAGCTAGACCACATCGCTTATGTTGAACTAGATCAACGCAAGCTAGACTACTCTGAATATGGTTCTCTTCATAATTTTTATGAGCAAAACTTTCAGAAATATGTTGAATATAACATCATTGATACTGAACTTATCAATAAGCTAGATGACAAGCTGAAGTTGATTGACCTAGCACTGGCTCTGGCTTATGATGCTAAGTTGAACTATGTTGACGCCTATACATCGGTTCGTATGTGGGATGTTATCATTCACAACTATCTGCTCGAACAGAAGATTGTGATACCTCAGTTCAAGCAAAATGATAAACCATATTCGTTCGTTGGTGGTCATGTAAAGAATCCTATTCTAGGCAAGCACGATTGGGTGTGTTCTTTTGATTTGAACTCTCTGTACCCACATCTAATCATGCAATACAATATCTCACCAGAAAAATATAACTCAAGGGTTAGTTTTCCTGGTTGCACCGTCGATGGATTTCTTGATGGTGTGCTGAACAATGAAGATATCACAGAACACTTGAATGCTGAAAATCTCACAATCACGCCTAATGGTTGTTTGTGGAACCGTGAAGGCCAAGGGTTTCTTCCTTCTTTGATGGAGAAAATGTATGAAGACCGTTCTCGCTTCAAGAGAATGATGCTTGATGCTAAACAGAAGTATGAAGATACAGGCAATCCTGAGCATCTCCGTGATAGTATTCGTTATGATAAGATTCAACATGCCAAGAAAATTCAGTTGAACTGTGCTTATGGCGCTCTTGGCAATGAATGGTTTCGTTGGTTCAATCCTAACTATGCTGAGTCTGTCACGATGGGTGGTCAATTCTCTATTCGCTGGATTGAGAAGAAGATGAATGATTATCTGAATAATCTTTTGAAAACAGATGATGATTTCATCGTGGCTTCTGACACGGACTCGATTTACATAGTCATGGATAAATTTGTAAAGAAGTTCAAACCTGATGCTCCTGTTGATGAGGTTGTGAAATATCTAGATAAGATTTGCTCTAAGGCGATTGAGCCTTTCCTCAATAAATCTTATGAGGAGCTTGCTAAGTATGTCAATGCTTTCTCTCAGAAGATGTTTATGAAGCGAGAGGCGATTGCAAACAAAGGAATATGGACTGGAAAGAAGCACTATATTCTTAACGTATATAACAACGAAGGCGTTCAATATTCTGAGCCTAAACTCAAAATCATGGGAATCGAAGCAGTTCGTTCTTCTACTCCACAGTCCTGTCGAGAGAGTATTAAGAGTGCAATCTCACTCATTATGAATCGAGATGAAAGCGATTTGATTGACTATGTTCAAGAATTTCGTGGTAAGTTTTTCAAAATGTCGTTTGAAGAGGTGGCTTTTCCTCGTGGTATGAACGGTATCAATAAGTATCGTGATGGTGATAGCTGGCGTTCTGGTACTCCTATACATGTTCGTGGTGCCTTGATCTACAATAGAATGCTTGAGAAACACAAACTCACCAAGACCGTTGAGAAAATTAGAGACGGCGATAAAATCAAATTTTGCTATCTTAAACAGCCAAATCCTACGATGGAGAACGTTATCAGCGCTATCGATTCTCTGCCAAAAGAGTTTATCCTGGAAGACTATATAGACTACGAAACACAATTCGAAAAGAACTTCCTGTCGCCGCTACGCTCTATCACTGATGTGATAGACTGGCAGCTAGAGCAGAGAAGCACCTTAGAGTCTTTCTTTTCGTGATGCGGGCGTCGTATAATGGCATTACCTGAGATTTCCAATCTCATGACGGAGGTTCGATTCCTTCCGCCCGCTCCAAAATTAATTTCAAAAAAATAAAAAAAGTGCTTGACATTTGGCTCTAGAACGCCTATATTATAGTTATGAAAGAGAGAGAAACGTCCTCTCTCAAATGTGAAGGCGAGAAAGACATGAAATTAGTAGTGGATAACAAACGCCCTAAATGTCAAGTGCCGGGTTGCGGTAAAAATGCTCAGTTAATAAGCACACTTTCTAAGTGGAGATTTCGCAAGTCAAGTTGGGTAGCAGAAAAATTTGACTGTGAAGGCTATGTCTGTGCAAAGCATCATTCACAAAAGTATGGTATAGGAGGATGGGACTACAAAATTTATCGTAAAGATTATTGTGAAAATGTTGATAGTCGTCTAGGTTTCAAATGCACCACCACAATCATTGATCCAGAGTGGCAGTTAGATGCTGATCATATTAATGGTGACCCAACATCACATTTAACAATTGGCGCTGCTGCTATACAGACATTGTGTAAGTGTTGTCATGCTATTAAAACTAAGCAACAGCGTGATTATATGTCTCCTGGACGAAAAGTATTAGGCATGGCAGCGTGAAACAAGGGAGAAAACTATATGACTAACTTTGGAAAAGTAGAAGAGTTTATGGATGCGTTTGGTCAAAATGTTGAGGCTGAACCACAATGGTCTTCTGTTGCTGAACTACGCTATGCCTTGATTGAAGAGGAACTGCATGAACTTCGTGAAGCATTAGACGATAAAAATATCATAGAGGTCGCTGATGCTCTTACAGACCTTCTCTATGTTGTCTATGGTGCCGGACATTCTTTTGGAATTGATCTTGACAAATGCTTCGAAGAAGTGCATAATAGCAATATGAGCAAATTAGGCGCTGACGGAAAACCTATATATCGTGAAGACGGTAAGGTTCTCAAGGGACCTGATTATTGGAAACCAAATTTGAAAAAGGTGATGTACCCAATATGGTAATTAGTGAAGATGAGAATGTACAGAAACAATATGATGAATGGCAAGATTCGAATCCTATTGAAGATGATGTTATCAGTGAAGAAGAGTTACGAAATCGTATAATCTCTGATCTGACTACTGTAAGTAAGATGCCTGTTGAAGAATATACTCTATATCAAAAATATTTAGAAATTCATAACAGATATCCAACAGAAAATCGTGCGACTCTTTTTGGCGAAGAACTTGACTTTGTTGATGAGACTCATCGACAACTCATCCATGAATGTAAAACTAATATCTGGATACCAGAGTCTCCTGAAGACTTTGACAAACTAGATATTGAAATGATTTACACCAACGAAAACACTTTACAGAATGGACATAGCAAAGGTTCGACAATCAACAAGTGGAACTGTCTTCGTACCTTCATCAGTACAATGAAGAACAATTCTAATATTGGTCGCAATATGCACTATATCATTCGTGATAGAGTGACTGAAAAATATCTTGGCGTAATCTGTATCACAGGAGATTTCATTGATTTGACTCCTCGTGATGACTACATTGGATGGGACAGAGAGTACAAAACTAAGAGTGGTAAACTCAATCACACTTGTATCGGCTCTTCTATTGTACCTCTACAGCCACTTGGTTTCAACTATGTTGGCGGTAAACTACTTGCTCTGCTCTGTCTATCAGATGATGTTCAGAACCAGTGGGAAAAGAACTATGGTAATAAACTTGTATCCGTTACCACAACCAGTCTCTATGGTAAATCTAAAGCAGGTGGTCTAAGTCAATATGACAATCTGAGGCACTGGAAGAAAATGGGATACTCATCTGGTTCTCTAACCTATGAGTTGACAAAAGATACCGAGCGTGAGATGCTTCGTTATTTTAAAAAGAATGATACCGAAAAATACTTTCTACACTATGTGGCTAAGAATGAAAAAGGTCTTATGTTGAAGCGTGATCATCGAAACCGATATCGTTCACGCACCTTTACTAAGCTGAAGATACCTAAAGAAATCATTCGTTCAGACCATCAAAGAGGCATCTATTTCTCTCCTCTTTATACGAATAGTAGAGAGTTCTTGAAAGGAGATATTGAAGAAAAAAATCTTGACAAAGCATTTGATACTAGTGTAGAATATCTTGTTAATCTATGGAAGACCAAGTATGCCTCAAAGAGAATCAAAAGTCTAATCAAGAACGAAAGAACCTCTCTTGATGAAACATTATTCTATGATGATATTTGTTTTATGACATGGGAAGAAACTAAAGATAAGTATTTAACACAGGTGGGAAGATAATGTATAAGTATAGTGAAGACAAGCTGCTGGCAGAAATCTTAGAGTATGTGAACTCTACCTACAGCCAGCATTATTCGCAGAACAGGTATCAAGCTACTGAGTTCATTCTAGATAGTGGTCATGGTGCTGGGTTCTGTATTGGTAATATCATGAAGTATGCTCAACGATATGGTCATAAAGGAAGCGTAGAAGATTGGCGAAAAGACTTGACAAAGGTCATTCATTATGCTATGATCGCTCTACACAATCACGATACAACATATGCAACAAGTGAGGAAGATGTGAATGGAACTGAAAATCCAAGTTGAAGAACTACGAAAGGCAAAGGTGTTCGTCGCAACACCTATGTACGGTGGACAATGCGCTGGCATGTACACCAAATCTACCAACGACCTTGGCATGGCTGCCACCAAGTATGGAATTGACCTAAACTTCTACTATCTCTTCAATGAATCTCTTATCACTCGTGCTAGAAACTATTGTGTGGATGAGTTCCTGCGTAGTAACTGCACTCATATGATTTTCATTGATAGTGACATTGGCTTTCATGTGAACGATGTATTCGCTCTTTTGGCACTGCAACTAGCAGACCCAGAGAACGTAGATATCATCACTGGACCATATCCTAAGAAGTCTATCTCTTGGGAGAAGATTGCCAAAGCAGTGAAGATGGGTCACGCTGATAAGAATCCGTTTGCTCTTGAGAACTTCGTAGGCGACTATGTGTTCAACCCAGCAAAAGGTGTCACCGAGTTTCGTGTTGACCAACCAGTAGAAGTATTAGAAGCTGGTACTGGGTTCATGTGTATTCCTCGTGCTACGTTTGAGAAGTATGAAGAAGCATATCCAGAATATCACTATCTACCAGACCATATTCGTACAGATGCTTTTGATGGCTCTCGTGAGATTATGGCTTACTTTGATTGTATCATTGATCCAGAGTCGAAGCGCTATCTATCAGAAGACTATATGTTCTGTCAGAATGTTCGTAAAGCTGGTATGAAGGTGTGGATGTGCCCGTGGATGGAACTCAAGCATATGGGTTCATATATTTTTGGTGGTAGTCTTGGTGCGATGGCTGCGATTCAAGCATCGCCGACTGCAAGCGATGAATCAAACAAAAAATATTATCAGGAAGGCAACAAAACTCGTATAAATAAAGAGCGCCAAAAGACTAAGAATGCTCGCACTTCTCGCAGGCGCAATCGCAAATAATTGGAGAACTATATAATGCAACTAAACGATTATACTATGGACATTCTAAAGAACTTCTCTTCTATCAATCCTTCTATCGTTATCAAGCCAGGCACGACACTGAGTACAATTTCTCCTCAGAAGACTATTATGGCAATTGTTAGCGGCAGTGACGACTTTTCATCTGAAGCTGGTATCTATGATCTATCTCGCTTTCTAGCAACGGTATCGTTGTTCGAATCGCCAGAGCTAAACTTTGATGAAAAGTCTATCAATATTATGGAAAATAAACGCAAGGTGCAATACACTCTTGCGGACACTTCCATGATCCTTCAGCCACCAGAAAAAGAAATCACTATGCCACCTTGTGAGGTGAAGGTAGATATTTCTTGGAATGATTTGCAGTCTGTTCTAAAGGCTGCTTCCGTTCTTGGTTTACCTGAGATTGCCTTTGCAGGGGTCGATGGTGAAATCGTATTGGAGGCTGTAAACTCTAAAAACCCAACTACTGATCGTTATGGCGTGACAGTTGGTTCAACATCAGACACTTTTAATATGTATATGAAAGTTGAAAATCTGAAGTTGATGCCGAATGATTACACGGTCAATCTATCGTCAAAAGGATTGTCGTGTTTTGTTTCGGACAACGTAAAGTATTTTATTGCAATCGAATCTAACTCTACATTTGGAGAATAATATGACTGAAGAAAATAATCAAATCACTCTACAAGACATTGACGCTGTTGTGCGTATCATCGACACTGTTTGCGCTCGTGGTGCCATTCGTGGTCAAGAAATGATTGCTGTTGGCACTCTTCGTGAAAAGTTTGGCGCTCTGCTACAGGCAGAAGTAGACAGGCAGCAAGCAGCAGAAGCAGCAGGACAACCCGCTGCGCCTTCAGAAGAGGTGCAAGACGTTGCTGTTGAGGAAGTAGTTGACGCTGACCTCTCTAATCTGAACTAAAACTTAAAGGGGATGGGTTGACACTCATCCCCTTTTCTGCTATACTTGATTTTTATTTTATGATGAGGTTTTGATATGAATGAAGAGTTTCTCTGGGTACAGAAGTATCGTCCTAAGACGATTGCTGATACCATACTCTCAAGCGAACTAAAGCAGACTTTTCAGCAGTTTGTCAACCAAGAAAATATCCCTAATCTGCTATTGACTGGCAGTGCTGGTATTGGTAAGACAACTGTTGCGAAAGCACTGTGTGAACAACTAAATGCCGACTACATTGTAATCAATGGTTCTATGAACGGTAACATTGATACTCTACGAACTGAAATCATGCAGTTTGCATCATCAGTATCTTTTACGGGAGGTCGTAAGTATGTCATCCTTGACGAAGCTGATTATCTCAACCCACAATCAACTCAACCTGCTCTTCGTAACTTTATGGAAGAGTTTAGTAAGAACTGTGGATTCATTCTCACATGCAATTTCAAGAA